ATATAGCAGAGGGCGACCAATTAACATATAACAGTAATACTTATAGCGTTAGAGCTATTAATACTAGAGATTATGATGATAGTTCCGGTAATCAACACTTAGAGGTTTTTATAGAAAAAGATGAAGATGTATAAATATGATAAAAACAGATATAACAATTATAGGTGAGAAAGAAATGCGTAGAGCAATTTCAAGAAATCCAGCTAAGGTTAGAAAAGAAGTAAGCAGATTCTTGACAAGAGGTATAGCGGTTTATAATAAATACATTCTTAGACAGCCGTGGTCTGTTGGTTCTAATGGTGGTGGCGCCCCAGTATCTACTGGAAACTTAAGAGATACGCACCAAAAACAGATTAAACCATTTGAAGCTAGAATATATCCAACAGCTCAATATGCTAAATATGTTCACGGCAGGGGTGAGGGAGAAACTAATTCAAGAAATGGAGTGAGATCTCGCCCGTGGTTAAACTATGCTATGGAAAAGGGTGATAGAGAAATAGTTAAGCTTCAAAGATTGTTATTAAAAAATATAGTTAAAGACTTAGCAAGATAAATATGACACAAGTAATTTACACAACATTAATAAATAAGATAAAATCTACGCTAAATAGTGTTACTAATGTTAAAGCTGTTTATGCTAGACCAATAAGTAAGCTGGGTAATGTATATCCAGCCGCTATATTCTATCCATCAGCAGTAGAAAATGAGTTTGACAGTAATGGTGAGGATAGTAGAAGATATAGCTTTGATTTATTTATAGTAGTTGGAAGTAAAGGAACTACTAGGGAGAATATCTTTGAAACAGTATTACCAAATACAGTAGACGCAGTGCTAGAAGCCTTTGCTACGAATTGGGACGGTGGAAATATTGATGGCCATAGAGTTAAGATGAAAATAGATAGTGGCGTTTGGGGAACAAGTGTTGAAAATGATAGTGAAGAATCTTGGGCGCAGTTTAATATATTAATAGAATTAAATATAAATAATTAATTAGAAAAATATGTCAGAAATTATTGGAAGAAATTTAGAGGTTGGCGTTTCCGTTGAAGATGTAAGGGGAACTTCACCAGCAGCCGCAGAAAAGTGGCTAAAATTAATCACAGCTAATTTAGTGTCTAAAGCAGAACACGTTACAGACGAAAGTTCGCACAACAATTTAGCTGACGCTGATCAGCGTAGAGTTACTAAGAAATGGTTTGAGGGAAATATAGATGGAAATTTCCACTTTGACGCAATCGGATACTTTTTATATAACCTTTATGGTGCTATATCAAGTTCTAACGTAAGTGGTGATTGTTATGATCACACATTTAGTTTAGCTAATAGTATACAACACGACTCGCTAAGCCTATTCTTAAAAGATGGTTCAATAGACCAAGTGGTGTTGTCTAACGGAATGGTTAGCACATTACAATTAGACTTTGCTATTGATGACTTCTTAAAAGCAAGCATTAGTATAAACGCAGCAGGCGAAGCTTCAAATAGTGATACTCCAAGTTATGATACAGAGTATGATTCTATTGGAAAAGATATAACAGTTAAAGTAGCCGACACTGAAGTTGGCTTAGTTAGTGCTACTGCTAAAAAAGTTAAAGCTGGTAGTATAAAGTTTGATATTGGTGCTATCCCAGACTTTGTGTTAGGACAATACGCACCAGATGATATTTACAACACCAAGATGGCTATTGAGGGTAGTATAGACCTTAATTATGTTGATGATACTTGGAAAGCTTTATTTGAATCAGACAGCGCACAGTATATGGAAATTACTATTGAGGGTAGTCAGTTGATTGAAACTACCTACCACCCAACGCTTACCATTACACTAAACAAAGCTCAAATAACTAGCTGGAATAGAGCTGGCGCAAATGATGACTTAGTAGTCGAAACAGTTGAGTTTAAGGCTTTCTTTAATAACACTGATAGCGAACAAAGTTCATTAGTGTTAAGAAACTTAACCACTGAATATGACACAGCTCCAAGTGCTTAAATAATTAATGCCCAGTTCTTTACGGGCTGGGCTTTAACAATATAATTTTATGGAACGAGAAATAAAAACAGTAGAGTTGCCAATTTCAAAAGCAAAAGTTGTTATGTATAGTTTTATGACTGGTAGAGAATGGCAATTAATAACCAAAGAAACAGAAGTGGATAAATCTACCGAACTAGCTATTAAAATGTTCATAGTAAGTTTTAATGATGAAGTAGATAAAGATAAAATATTTGACTTAGTTTTAGATAGTAGGCTGGAAGATTTTAGGGTTATTAATGTTGAACTCAAAGAACTATTAAATATTCTAGTAAAAAAAAAGCAGATATAGATAATAGGTATTATAAATTCTTTAATGGAAAGAAAGTAAATCTTACTGAAGAAATGATGACAGTTGAGTTGTGTAAGTATACTGGCTGGGACTATTACACCTTAATGAATCAACCTAATTTCTTATTGGAAACAATTAAGATTAGAATGATAGATGAAATGTTAGCAAGTAATAATAAATAAAATGGCAACTAGCACTAGAGATTTAGAATTGAGATTAAAAACGTCTGGGACTGAAACATTTTCTAGTCGTATGAAACAGATGGCTGGAGTTATCGGTTTGGCTTTTGGCGTTAGAGCAATAGCCAGATTTGCTAAAGAGGCTGTTGCGGCGTTTGCTATTCAAGAGCAAGCTGTAACTAGATTGACAACTGTATATAAAAATATAGCTGGCGCTAGTAGTGAACAAATTGAAACTCTAAAAGATCAAGCTTCTGCTCTACAAAGATTAACTTTATTTGGTGATGAACAAATAATGTCAGCCCAAGCTATGCTTGGAACTTTTAAGCTTACAACAGAAGAAACCAGAATGCTTACGCCCGCCTTATTGGATATGGGTGCGGCTATGGAAAAGTCTACTGGCTCTGGCACAGACTTAGAATCAATTTCTATTGCTGTTGGTAAGGCGTTTACAAGTGGAATTGGCTCTTTGAGTAGATATGGTATCGCTTTAACACAAGCACAGAAAGACGCTTTTGCTCTAGCAGACCAAGAGGAAAAGGTTATTTTAGTAACAGAGGTTCTTAAGAATAACTTTGATGGAGTAGCTAAGGCGGCTGGTTTAACCTTAAGTGGTCAAATTACTAAACTTAAAAATAACTTTGGCGACTTAAAAGAGGGAGTTGGAGAAGCTATCTTAGTTATGGGAACACCATTTTTAAGTCAGATTAGTGATATGATTAGGGGAATTAACGACGCAGGCAAAGAAACAAATGAACTGGCTATTAAAATGAGCTACTTAGGAGAATTTTTAGGTGGAGCTGCGCTTTCGTTTGATTATTTTGCCAAGACTGTATATGGTGGATTTGTTCTTATTGGAAGTGCCTTTAGTGGAAACATAAAAAAGTTAGAGTCTATCACTAACGCAATAGAAAAAACAAAAGGTAGAATGTCTGAAATGTCAGAAGATTATGACAATCTACGAGAGGGTTTAATGAATGGTGAATCTGCTTTTGATGGGTTTGGTAGTGCCGCAACATCTGCTATGAATAGCGCTACCGAAGCGGCAACTGAAGCAACAGAGGCAATAGATGATGTAACTAAAAGCATTAAAGAATTAAATGATGAAATAATTAATGTCGAAGCTGAAAGAAATAGAACACTTAGAGGTTATAGAGATAAAGAAGCACAGGCAATATTTGACCAACAAGAAAAGATAAGGTTATTAAAGGCAGATATAGCCCAAGAAGAAGCAGATGGTAATGCCAATAGTGTTGCTGATCTTAAAAATAGATTGGCTGAAGAAGTATCTGCGCTAGCTGGTAAATCTCACGTTACTGAAATGTTAGACGGGGAGATCAGTAGTATAAGACAATTCAATAGACTAACAGAGTTTGAACAAGCTATGGTTTTAATAGAAAGAGAAAAGATGGCTTTTATAAAACAATCACAGGACAAACAATTAGCAATAGAAGTAGAGCTTGCTATGGAGAATGGAAAGAAAAAAGCTCTAGTAAAAAATCAAGAAGAAGTAACTACTAGCTTAGGTAATCAGTTAAATTTAAGAGATTCAGCTGTAAACAATAGTGTGAATAATCAAATTTCAGATATAAATAGATTGATAACTGTTACTAATAGCCTTAATAATTCTATGGCTGGAAGAATTAGCGTTATCAGTAGTCCAACTCAAAGCGTTGGTGTTATACAAAGTCGGGGCAATAATGTAAGTATTAATGTAACTGGAAACAACATAAGCAGCGAGAAAGATGTTGATGTCGTAACTGATAAGATTATGAACGCTTTAAGACTTAATACAAAGCTAGCATTTTAATATATGATTTCTTTAACAATAAATTCAGTAGAAAAAAGAAGCGAAGTTATGAGAAATACTTTGCGCATAGAGCAACAACTAACAAACTTAGTTGATAGTGCTTATTTTTCTATAAGGAAATATGGAAGCAAAACAACTGTCCCGACAATAGGTGATGATATAGTTATAAAAGATACAGATGGCGATAAAGTATTTGCTGGAACTATTAGTAAGGTTTATGAAATGGTTGAGTCTGGCGGTGGTGGAATAGTCTATAACGTTGTGTGTGTTGATTATGGTTGGGATATGGATAAACTATTAGTGGCGGAAACCTACGAAAATAAAACTATTAAAGAAATAATCGTAGCGATTATAGGTAGTTATGCCCCTACGTTTACGACAGTTAATGTCAGCTCTGGCTTTACGATAGACAAAATAGTATTTAATCAAGTAACCGTAAGTTCGTGCCTTAAGAAGTTAGCTGATATAATAAATTATGATTGGTATATAGATTATGATAAAGATATTCATTTCTTTGCTAAAAGCACAGAAAGCTCCCCATTTAACTTAACAGATAGTAGTGGAAACTATATTTATAAATCACTAACACTAGACGCTGATGGAAGTCAGATAACTAATAAAGTTAAAGTTCGTGGTGGCGAGTATAGTGGGGCTACTTTCACAGATGATATTACAGTAAATGGTAGCGAAACATTATCATTTAATCTACCATATAAATTTACTACGTTTACAGTTCAACTAAATACTGGTGCTGGATTTGTAAGTAAGACAGTAGGAATAGATAATATAGACACATTCACAAGTTATGATGTTCTTTACAATTATCAAGAAAAAACATTTAGATTTGAAACTACTTTAACAGATGGAGATGTTGTTAGATATGCCGGTAGTCCTAAGATACCAGTATTGGCAGTAGCACAAGATAGCGCAAGTATAGCTACCTATGGAATAATTGAGAAGATCATTAGAGATACAAGTATTGAAGATATTGATATAGCAAGAAAGAGAGCAGCTGGTGAGTTGTTGGTTTATTCAGAGGGGGTTATAAGCGGAACGTTCCAGACTTATAATATTGGACTTAGAGTTGGTCAAACCATAAATATAAATAGCACAATCCACGATAGAGATGAGGATTTGATTATAAAAACATTAACGATAGTTCCGCACGACCATAATAATTTCGTATATCTTGCCAGACTAGTAAGCACAAAACATTTTGACTTCATAACATTATTACAAAAGATATTACAGCCAGACCCAGTTGAGGCAGATGATAATGAAGTATCGGAAGCAGTATTTGTAGTAGCAGAAACGGTAGCGGTTACAGAAGTTATGACAAATGTAACACCAGAAGATGATATAGCGACAGTAGTAGTAACAGCAGATGAACAAAAAGACCCATTAGGATTAGATACAGAACCGACTTGGGTTATAGGTGATCACTTTCCTACTGGCTTCGCTGATGTAAAAAGAAATGGCAAGCTAGATAGAACTATGAAACTTTATTAAAAAA